CCAGCGGGACTTCAGTGCTAGCCGCCCGCGAGCTACGCTACGCAGTAAGTGATCAGAAGCAATGGACATGCTATGTCCAATGACTCTGAAACACTTGGCGAGCGCAGAGTCGCCCTCAAGAGGGTCGTCTCTACGAACTGGAACTAAGACGAGAGTGCGGTTCTCAAACCGCATTAACTCCTGGTTCCAGCGTTTGTGCTCGGTGACATTGCTGTAAGTCACCCAGCTCAAACCCGCGGCGTTGTCTCCAAGGAAAGGTATCTTTCCAACGCATTTCTCAATGCGCTGGCGAACCTCCCTTGCGGTTGACCAATAGCCTTTCAGATACATCTGATTGGCAAAAGCCACCCAAGAGACAACGGCCTCTGCATGTCGTCTGTCAGTTGGAAACTCATGTCGAGCATACGTCGGAGTGACGTCGTGCCCGTCAAAAGCGTCCACTCCACAAGACTCTCTGAACTTCCCAGTCCAGAAAGACTTGCGTTGGTTGACCTTCAACCCGAACAGGTGAAGGGCATCGCTGACAGAAGGTGCCTCATCAGTGGGGACGATAATATCGTCACCATAGATGAAAACGTCTCGTGACATCCGATGGACATTACGAGGCGTTAATGGCAGACTATGCACTCTCATCCGCTTAGCGACGATGATGCAAAAAAACACCATCGCCTCCATGGGGAAACAGAGTGCAGAACCCATCGAAGCAAACTTCCGGAGAGTTTTTACTTCTCCATTCGGAAGTTTCGCACGAGTTGATCGACATGCCATAATCTGATCCCTAAGTCTTGGGACAGACTGTAGCATGCGGTTAACAAGCGCGAGAGACACCCGATCACTAGCTTCAGAAAGATCGAGGGTCGCATAGCGACCATCGTTCGAACTGGAGAGAGCAATCGATGCATTGACAGATTGGTCGGTAAAACCGACTCGTCCGCCAGTGTATCTCCCCGTTTGTATACGGGGAACGAGCCACCGCAAAATCGCCTGCTGCATGTATTGCATGCAGACAGGCTCAATTGCGATGACACGTGGTGTCTTCATCGTCTTCGGAACAAGGGTAACCCTAACGGGCTCCTCATGTTCGGGTTCCACGAACTCTACTCGATCGAGAGGGCAACCCTCCTCACCTATATTTCGGGCCGTAGCAAGCCCAAATTCGGTGAATGGGAACTCCTCTTCGAGTCGCTGGTGCCATCGTTGAAGCGTATACTTGGCATTGCCATGCACACGCTCGACAGTAGCTCCAGGGCCATGCGCGGGGAAAAGCTCGTCGTAAGGATCCCCAAAAGGGACACCAGAGACAAGATTAGTCCACACGCAGTCCGCGACAAATCCAAAGGCCTTCGCGGCCTCTTGATCGTTCGCTGGTAGCGCTTCGTAGAGTTCATCGTCACACTCCTTATAGCCTTCGATAGCTTTGCTTATGCGCTTATCAGCGCAATCGCGAAGGACCTTCTTCTGCAAGTAGCAAATTTGCCGCAAGCAGGAGATGGCATCTATTGAGGGCCTAGGGAGTAGTCTACCATCGTAACCGAAAACCTGACAAAGGAAACCCCGAAGAAATTTGGGGAGACCTCGACGACTCCACGAAAAAGATGGAGTCATCGATGGCGTCAGACGACCCGTTGCTAGCGCTCTATCGAACGCAGCCCCGAGGTCTGGAAGGGTGATCGTCAAAAACGATTCTCCTTCCTTTTCGGTTCTACTCAAGACAGTTTTAATGTCTCGAGTAGGGTTGGCACCGCACCTAGTCCCGCTCTCTCGCAGGACTTGCTCCGTAAGCCAAACAAGGCTTTTCATGGCGCCTCCTTTCATAGAGGTGGCCAGTCCTGCCTTGTCTCAGATCTGGTGTGACTGGTTAAGTCTCACCACCCAGTACCTTCAACAGGTTAGCCGAAGTCGCCCACGCTGTGAGTGCACTCGCGAGCTGCTGAGCCTCCGTATTGGAGTACCCGACAGCTGGCTTGTCAATCACAATGTAGGCAGACTGCGAATAGATCCTGTTGTTCGCGGAAACGAGCGGATCAGCTGCCGTCTTGTTGGCATCGACCCGCACGGTAACGCGAGTTCGCTCGGTTTTGTACTGATGGGCGATCGTCATCTTATAGGTGGCGTCGTCCTTCTGGTACACGCTGTTGTCGCCATTGCGAGAAATCGCAGGAAGCGATTGAGCGACCGAGTTAACGGTAATGGACTGAGGATCTGAAAACATGGCCTTGACTCGCGGAGATAGGGTTATAGAAAACGCTGCCTGGAGATTCCAAGCGCGCCTAGGATACCAAGCTGGTAGCCCGATAGGGATCCCAGCGTGATACCGAAGCCGTAGGGAGTAGCGCGAGCTCTACTCTTAGTCTGCACCATCTCTGAAGTTGTTGCAGCATAAGATCCGCCGGACATCTTGAAGATCGTCTGTAAAGGCGTTCCCGAGATAGTTCCGACAGAAGTGTACGTGGTGGTGACCGTTTTTGTCCTCATCACGTACGCGTAGTTCGCGACTAGGTTGTCGACAGCATTGGAGCTGAGGTTAGAAACCACATCTCCAACATTTGCAAAATAGTCGATCAACCAGGTCCATGGCAGGACGTTGTAGAGCAAGTCAGGTGTCGGGTTGACACCGAACAAAGCTCTAGTAGCCCTGGACGTCCACTGAGGACTGCCGATATCCGGCACATAGTACCGGAAACTCGCAACGAACCAAGCCTTCTCTGACGTTACGATTTGTTTCGTCATAGTAGACTGGAACGTCATACCAATTGGACTACTCGGAGGGGGCCAAAAGGCTCCGAACGTAGTAGGATAGTTGGTAACAGTGGATGTAGTCTCAGTGGAGTCAAGCACTGTTCTACGCCGACGGATAGCCCTTCCATTGTCCCTGACAAGTTGCGCAAGCCTCTTGTCAAGGTCATTGTAAAGTTGGTACATCTTAATGACGTCACCAACAAAGGGCCGCCATCCGAACTGAACGTTCAAGTACTCACTGCCTAAGCTCTGAAAAGAGCGAAGACGGTTGAATAACCTGAGCGGCAGAGTCGGTAGGCTCCGTAACTCAGCCAACCACTGTCCAGCATCAACAACTGGATTCCCCGGCCTCGCCCTCTTCCATCCCGTAGCACCTGCCCCGTTAAGGACAGATTGCTCCGTGATCCAAGAGGACACAGTCGGAAAAGTGGGTAACTGGTTCACCGATAACCCAGACGAAACGAACTGACTATCAAAAGTCAGTCCGCTTAGTGTGGAAACAGTGCATTTGTTCGCCGATGGCTGAATCTGTCTGATGACATGTTCAACCATAAACGGACCTCCATTATCTGGAGAGTTGCGCTGTTTACGGTGATTCTCGGAGTAGATCAGTGAGTGTCGCTGTCGGCCATACGCCGTCTGCGGAACGTTAGACGATGTACCAAGTCTATGTACATCAATCTGACCCGTAGACGACATAACCACAGCATCACTCCCAACTTCCCTTACGAGCAGCCGGTATAAACCGGCGGGTGCGGATGCCAAAGGGGGCCTAACGGCCC